CAATGTAAAGATAAATGATTGTGTTAGCTGCTTCTGAAAACTGTTCAACGAACTGCTCTGCATTATGTACTCTAAACTTGCTTGTTGCAATGGCTGCCATATTAATTCTCCTTTATTAGGTTTCATTGAGATTTTTTATATTTATACAAAAACTTCCTTATAAGCCGAAACATTTGTGTATGTTCCGACAGGATTTACATTAAGAGTTAAAAATGTTGAATTTGCAACACTAATAACTTTGAACTTTTCTTCGTTTACAATGATAAAGTTATTGATTCCAAAATCAACGTCAAAACTAGTACCTGTTCCGATTGCGGTATTTCCTGATAAAGTAACGGTGCCAGAAACTTTTAGGTTTTTCTTTACTGTTCCATAAGATTCCCAAGTATTCAAAATTGTATTTGATGAGTATGTAGATATCGGAAAACTTGACAATGTATATAAATTTAATTCTGCAAAAGTGACTTCATTTACATCGAACTGATTAAAATTATTTATTTGCAATTCTAAAATTGTATCAATTTTTGATAAAGTAAAAGAATTTGTTGCTAAATCAATATCTTTTTCAATATATCTATCAAAGTTTTTAGTTGGTAGAAAATCTGCACTTTGATCAATTATCAAAGGAGCAATTTCAATATTGATTTCTCTTTGATGATTAATAATAGTTTGAAGTTCTGTAACAACATCAATTTCAACTGTGGCAATGGATTCCACAACTAGAACATCGCTATACAAGCCCATTGTTGCATCAAGGAATAACTCAAGAGTTACATTAAAGGCTGATAAGAAATCTGCACCTTGATCAATTATCAAAGGAGCAATTTCAATATTGATTTCTCTTTGATGATTAATAATAGTTTGAAGTTCTGTAACAACATCAATTTCAACTGTGGCAATGGATTCTACCATTGTTGCATCAAGGAATAACTCAAGAGTTACATTAAAGGCTGATAAGAAATCTGCACTTTGATCAATCACCAAAGGAGCAATTTCAACGTTAATTTCGCGATGTTCTGCTATGTGGCCAACATCAATTTCTAATTTAATATCAGTCTTAAGTTCAATAGAATTAACAATTGCTAAATCAATTTCTTTAACGATATCTATGCTAAAACTTTTTATTGGCAAAAATTCTGCACTTTGATCAATCACCAAAGGATTAATTTTTATATCAACTTTATTTTGTAATATCTCGTCGTATTGTTGTCTGCCAAGAATTCTTGGCATCATTACAAGAGGCGAATATTTTAAAAAATAATCCGCAAAAGTAATATCAAGCCCATGATTCGTATTTGGTGTTGTTTCGCCAATAATAAATTCTGTTCTTGAATAAATTGGCAAGTTTTCGTTTGTTTGTCCAAGAATAATATAAATCTGACGTTCAATAACTGGTACATCAATTGCTAAATCAATATCTTTTTCAATATATCTATCAAAGTTTTTAGTTGGTAGAAAATCTGCACTTTGATCAATTGTCAAAGGAGCAATTTCAACGTTAATTTCACGATGTTCTGCTATGTGGCCAACGTCAATTTCAAGTTCAAGATTCTTTTCAGTTTCAGTTGTAATTGGATTAACTGCTCCTGGAAAGAAAGAAAGAATTTTCTTAATGATAACTTCAAGTTGTTCACGTTCAATCGACACAGTACTATTAAATTGTGCAGCAGCAAAAATATAAGAAAAGATAAGAATTTCACCAAAGAATTGCAAACCAGCAGGATGAATTAATTCTTTAATTATTTCCTTATAAGCATCAAACTCTAAACCGCTTCGAATAACATATGAAAAGTCTTGATAGAAAAGAGAATCTTGTATAATTTTAATACCAATTTTACCATTATCAGTCAAAAAGATACCATCACTAATACCAAGCCCAGAAATAATAGCTTGCACGTTGGCATTACCGTCTCCTACGGAAGAAGCATCAATTGTTGCTGTGGTATAATTAATACCAAAATTTTTAATTTCAATTGCACGAATTGCACCAAGCCCAATTGAATTGTTTGCAATGTCAATTGATACATTTGCACTATTACCTTGAATGTCTGTAGCAATAAGACTTGCATTTGTACCAGTACCGCTAGTTACAGTAATCGTAGGCAGACTTGCTGATGTGTAGTTCTCGCCGAAATTAGTAAGTTCTATTCTGCGAATTATACCTGAATTGGTCCAATCTTCATTTTTTAATACACTAGATTTACCATTTATATCATTATCTTGAAGTACACTCATGCCATCTTCAAACAAAAGATTTTCTGTGCCGTATGGTACTGCACTACCAACTGACGCAATAACACCTGCGGCATTTGCACCAGCACCGCCTGTGAATACTAATGTATCGCCGACTGCATAGTTTGTACCACCACTTACAATGGTGATCAGATTTTCAGAAAGAAGTCCCAATGACTTAATTGTATTATCATCAAGTGTAATCGTTGGTGCTTTGAAATAATTTGATCCACGATTGACAATTGAAACTTTAGAAACTTCACCAACGATGTATGTGTTCGCACCACTTGTAATTGTATATGGATTAATAATTTTAGAAACTTTTAGTGCAAAGCCTGTACCACCAGTTCCAGAATTATTGATTATTGCTTCTGTGTTTAGTCTATAACCATGACCAATTGCATTTACAGAAATTTTATTAATTGGACCTGTGCTAACAGAAGAAACTTGTGCTTCTGCTTCAGAACCATCACCCGAAATAGTTAAAACATCACCAACTGCATATCCAGAACCAGCATCAATAATATTTGTGCCAGTAACCATGCCGTAAATAGTAGTAAATTCTGTAGAATCATTAAGAAGTTGAATTGTTTCACCTGTTAAAAATATTCCTGATGTAAGTTTTAAAATTAATTCCGCGTAAAGAATCCCACCAAGAAACGTAGTTTTAATGTCAATTACATTACCAACTGCTTCGGAAGTTTGCCCAATAATTGTTTGATTGAGATAATTGAAAATTGTATCAGTGCGTCTTACACGAATCAAAATAATTTTTTCAAAATCACCAGCAGATATGCGTAATATATCATCACCAGGATAACGAATCTCAATTGTTTCATTAAACAATGCTTTAAAAAGAAATGTATATGCTTCTTCAGTAGATTTAGATTTAAAAAAATCTCTTAATTGAGATATAAGGCGTCTGCGATTCGCATATGTTTTAGATGGAATGCCTTCGTTTAATTCACCTTTAAGATACTCTAAAAATTTTCCTTGTGCCTTTTCATTATTTCTGTTTTCACGAATACGCGATGCTTGACGCAATACATTGTCCGAAAGTTCTAGAACAAATGCAGAATTTGCACTTGTATCACCAACAATTTCTTCACCAATATCAAATGCAACATCCGTTTTCATTGATACAGTAATTGTATTTGAACCTACATAACGAATTGTAGCAGTCGCTTTAGAGTCTTGCCCAGTAATTATCTCATTATTTGAAAATGCACCAGACGAACCATCTAATATAATATCAGTCGTTTGCATCCAATCATAGTACGCTTCAAGAAAAAATAAAAAAGTTTCATCATTAAGTACAGGCGTGATGCTTTGAAGCGAAAAACTTGGATTATAATAAACTGGAACTGTATTTGCCATTTTATCTTTTTACTAGGCTAATTGTTTTATCATTAATTAAATTAACTACAATGTCTTCATCACGAATACGAATAATTTGTCCTCTAAGAGGCAAAATATCTTTACTTAACGGTGTAGCAAAAATTTTAAGTGTAACACCACCATCTGCAAATGCAGTTGGTCGAAAATCCGTTAATACAATTACACCTGTTGTATAGTTAATTGTACCTACATTTTGTGTAACTCCTAAGTTTTGATTGCCGCTTACTCTATAGATACGAATAATACCATTATTTTCATCCAAAAAGCATTTGTTAAAGCCACCATAGCTAAATTCGTTTGATGTAATTTGAGAGCCAGAACTAAAAGGATGTGAAACTGGGCGCCCTATGGTAACTGAATTAATAGAATTAGAAAAATTAATTGTATACTTAGCAGCAGCATTTAACTGAACATCAATTTTTTTGTACATAGACAATGTTAATTCACAACTTAGAATTGAACGCTCACAAGTGTCAATTAATCTGGTAAGTTTAGAGTAACGAAGATATTTTGAAAATTCATTAATGTCTGTATCGTTATATAATTTAATTGTATTAAGAATTTTAGATTTTACACTATCTTCAGTTGCAATAGTTTGCTCAGGATCGTATTTTACTTCAGCATTAATTACAATAAAAATAAACTCAGGATCAATTATTTCATTTTGAATAGTAAGAATTTTTTTATTTTTAAGAATAGTGCGAATAATATTATTTTTTTCAGTATTGGTTAATTGTTCGCCAACAACAGGTTTAATTGCAATAAAAACTTTACCATAAAATGGAGGATCATTATCTTCACCGCCCCATACTGATACTGAACCTACGTTTGAAACAGTTAAAAGAATAGCACGATAGTCTTCTACAGTCACTGCACGATTTTGTGCAGTATAAAATTTAGGTGCTGCAAATTTAATTCTCTCCGCTGATTCCCTATCTTCACCGCCTGCTGAAACATTATTTGCAGTAAAAAGTGCATCTTCAACATTTTCTACAGTTGATGAGAGAGTTATTTCACGAATTTGATTACCCTCAGCACCTTCAGTAACAATGTAATCTAAAATTACAATGTTGTCATTGTCAAGTGCAATACCAATAATACCGTCACCAAAAGTTACTTCATATTTACCATCTTCTACTTCTTTTAAAAAATATGCATGAACTGTTTCATTTACATTAATAATTGTATTCAATGGATTTTCAAAAACTTTAAGTGTGCTAATTGTTGAAGAAGTTTGAACACTAACTAATAGTGTTGAAGTATCTACTTTTACATTATTAATTAAAAATCTCTGATTGCGATTATTAGTATTAACTATATATTTTTCTTGAATATGTCGCCCTTGAATTAGTTCTATGTTAGATAATGTATAGTGTGGGCCTGGGAATGTAAAAGGCTCTTGCGTTAAAAATGAATAAGTCACACCTTCATAGACTGCATCAAAGCGAGTGTATTGAGGAAGCGTAATTGAGGATGGCAGTGGCGATCCGGTTACTGTCAGTTTTAATGTTCCTTCAATTTTTGCTGCTGTAGTTGATCTTGGCACATAATTTAAAGTACCGGCAAGATTTACAATTGAATTTCTACGTTGTGCAGTGTTCAGATTTGATTCTGTTGCAACCATGTTCACATAGAACGAATTGTAATATGTGTTGAAACTTAGGATATCAAGTAGAGTGGCAATACCAGCCGCATCAAAATTATAGTCTTTAAATTGTTCTTGATTTTTCAAATAGTTTTTGAAGTTTTCGCGAATCTGCTGAAAGTTTACGCCATCAATTTTTAAATTTGTAGGTGTAGCCATTTATTTATGCCGATCTTGTGATTACTGTTTCTAATTGTTGTAAAATAGGTACATTCACAACATAATATTCTATTTTTATTTCAATACCATTTTCTTGAATATTTGTTTCAATTGCAACCAGTCTTGCTCTAGGTTCGTATCGTTCAATTGCTTGTGCTAAATCATCGTTTAATTGCAGTTCAGTTTGTTGATCCGCCGGTTCAAATAAATAATCGTAAATTCTAGTGCCGTATTCGGGTGCAAACGGACGAGTTCCGACTGGAGTTTGAATCAAATTAATTAACGCTTTCTTTACTGCGCGTTCGTTACGCACAGGAGTTATGTCTCCTGTGATTGGAGTAATCTTAAATGAAAGAGGTAAGTCGGAAAATATGGATGCCATACATTATTCTGCTGTCTTTTGATCTTGAATTTCTTTTCTACGTTCTTTTGCTACTTTAGTAAATTCTGCTAATGCTTTTCTAGCTCTAGTTCCAGCTGCTTTATTGCCTTTTTCTTCAAATTTTCCATTCTCTTTTACATAAATTTCAAAAAGATTGATTAAAGTTTCGTGATGTGTCATGGTAATAGTCCTATCATTTTCTTGATTTTTGATTGACAAAGTGTTATAATTACAGTGTTATCTATGATAGTATATAACTTTAAGTTTTGCTAACAACAAGTTCCCAAATTATTTTACTTTCAGGAAAAAGTTTATGCATTAAAAGGGCTGCTCTAATATTTATTCCCACAATTAGATCATTCCTTTCTTCTTCTGAAAGTAATTTAAACCATTCGTTAATTTCTTCATCAGTTATCTTTCTTGCCATAATATTTCCTTTATTTTATTAAAACTTCTTGCAATGACTGAAGCCATTTTCATAAAAAGAACCATTATTTTTCTAGGAACATAGTTTTTTTCTCTTTTCATAATGTATGAAATCAATTTAATCCAGTGTTTTTGATTTATTTTTCCAACTAGTTTATTAATAAGATATGAACCATAAATCAAATTTTTATCTTGTGAAGTAAATTCAAACATTAAATTCATAACCTGATCATGAGTTAAATATTCTTTTTCCCATGCTAAACGCATAAATCCACCATCATACATAATGCTATGTGTAATATAATCATTTACATAATAAGTTCCATCTCCTTTATCAAGCCATAAATTATATACCCAATCTCCTTCTGTTTTTTTGGTGATTGGATACTCAACCATTTTAGTTTTTGGCATCCAGTCATATTTATTCGGATCTAATGCAACCCATTCTTTATTTACAAATAGTAAATGATTAGGTGTAGCAAATGGTTCATACATTAAAGATGGTGTATATAATTCTTTCCACATGATATTGTCTGATAATTTTTCAATAAATAGAACTTTGCTCGATTGCGTTGCTATGCCACTTTGCACTAGATCACCAATTTGAATTTCATCAATTCTTTTTTTGGTTCCGTTCCACATAGTGACAAGAGTTTCTCCAGTAAAACATCCTCCACCTCCACCTCCACCACCACCACCACCAGACGGTGGATTTGATCTAGTACCAATCGTAAAACTTCTAGGCCCTCTTTTACTTCCACCAGTAGTTGAGTGCGTTTGATTTGAAATCCAGTCTAATTGATCAATTAAATTATATGAACCTTTAGATCCTTCTACAATAATATCGTCTGAATAAAGTATTATTTTAGAAGTTCCTCCTTTATGGGAAATTGCAATCGAACTTAAATCTGAATGATCTATTAATTCAATTTTATGACCACTTTCAGATGCAATTGAAGTTCTTTCTACAATTTGATAATAGTTTTTGTCTGCTGAACCATTTGGCGGAAAAGATTGAGTGGAATCAGTAACATGATAAAAAGTTCTTTTCCACGTTCCATATTTACCAAAACTCTGTGCAGCAGTCACTTCACCTTCAGGTAGATGCGTAGGTATGATACCCATTACAACTGGCTCTTGTGCGTCTGCGCCGTCCATAAAAAAGCCCATGACCCATTCGCCTAATGCAATTCGTGCGTATGTGTTCTGTGCATTAGGTGCTACAAGAATTGTAGCCCAAGGCAAATCTTCAGTAGGTATACCTTTTGCATGCTCTGCATAAGATGAGTGATAACCAAAAATGCGCACTTTGACACGTCCTAGTACAAAAGGATCTATGTTATCTTCGACAATACCAATCCACCAATAAAAACCCTCTCGTCCAATAAACATAATTACCTCATGCTTTTAAAATACTGAATGCGTCTTTCTTGTTTTGCTATCCAATCATCTGATGGCTTGCCTTCGCCTTTATAATATGCAAGAGGTTTACCCGTTTTCTTTGAAACTAAAGCCCATTGTCCGTCTACTTGCTTTAATACTTCTAGCAACTCTGGACCGTATACATTCTCTTCCCACTCTTCTGTAGTGGCAAGTGTGCTGATAAACTGTTTAAATTTTTTCATAGATCGTCTAAGTCTTTTGTATTCAATGCATCCGGCGGTACATTGCTTTTAATCCAATTATATAATTCTTTACGAACGCTTGCATCGTTTGTCATTGCTTTGCCTGGCTTTTTCAATGTGAGATACATAAAATTGCCAACAACTTTGTTGCCTTTAATGTCTTTGTAGTGTTGTCCAGTTTTAGGATCAACAATGAACATTGTGTTTTCTGGATTATTTAATATAACGTAAACGCCTCCGTCTACTTCTTTTGGAAATCCTGTTTTAACTAATGTAAAAACTGTTTGCGCTGCACCTTTATGTGTTTTCAATAAAATATCTTCTGGTACAACTCGCGCACGTTTTTTATTGTTCTTAATTGCAATTTCATAGTTAGTTAACACCCAAGTTACATGAATATTTCGTGTTTCATATCCTGCTTTGAGTAACTTAGGAATATAAGATGATATGTCATCCATGTCTGCAAACGTAGAGTCAATTAGAATGTTTGGTAGAGTATTTTGTGCCGCGCCATCAAGTAATAGATCAAGTGTTTTGTTTTTTGCACCGGTGGCACGAATCATAACGTGTAAAGAATAAACGTGTTCTGGCGTCTTTAAGTTTAAATCTTTAAGTGAGAAACCTTTATCGATAACATTTTTTTGAATAAAATCCATGTCGCGTTCGCTGATATTATCACCATACTTCTTTAACAATTCATCCATTGTAAACTTACCAAGATCATCAAGTTTTTGAAATGCAATCTTTAGTTCGTCTACGTCACGAACTTTAAAATTTTCACCTTGCATAAAATTGTTTATGGCAAAACCTTTTCCTGAACCAGCGCCGCCAGCAAGAAATACAACTTGTCCGTACTTTGCACCATTGTTATAAAGAATAAGTTTTTCTTCAAGCGACACTCGCGCTTCGTATTCTCTCTTGTAAAGATATTCTGTGAATGATAGTTTCATTTTAAACTTGTTTGTTCGATGCGTTTGTCAAGATTAATCTTGAGTGAGCCGCGACTTAGTTCTACTTTTTTAACGTAACTGTTTTTGGTAAACATGTGACGCACCGCCGTTACTAGATATTTGCCTGAGTAAAATTCATCTTCGGTGACATGGCCACTCTCTAAGTTTTGTGTTTTCGCAACCTTACTTGGTAGTGCTAGTTCTATTGCATAGCCAACGCTAATACGATTGTCTGAACCTGGTATGTCAACTAAAACTCTTAATCCACTATTTAGAAGCCCGCCGTATGTGTCATATTTAATCCAAGCTCCTTTATCATATACTATATCATTTTGTGATCTTATAGTTAATCTTTCTCCTGGAAATTCTGGATAACCATAATCATATATTAAAAATTCGTTATTCGCTTCTAAAATACGATTTTTATAAAAATCAGTATCAAGTGGCATTTCTTTATAATTAATTCCAAAATCAATGTATTTTCGACTGTATAAATCAAGTTGTCGAATTCTTGAATTATAAAATCCAGTTTGCATTCTTTCTAAATGTTGAAAATTGTTCTCAATCAAGAAACTTTTAATTTGAATGAATCTGTGTGTTTCACGATTCAAATAATCTTGCGATGGTTGATAAACAAGTCTTTGCAGTTTATCAGTGTTGTTCCAAAACTCTTTAAGTGAGCCAAGAGAAATAAAGACATGTTTAAAATCGTTAGCGTTTCTTCCGTTTAACTTTTCGTAGAATACAAAATAGTCACCAAGCGCACATGCTCGTCTTGCAAGTTGAGATAGTGCTTCAAGCGGAGTATATCCTGGAGAGACAAAGGTGTTTTGCATTTTAATGTCAGGATCAATTGTGTTGACATTAAGATTAGATGTAGAGTTTATATCAGAATAAACTTTAGAGAATACACTTTTCAAACCTTTATCTGTACCAAAACTTTTATAGAGTCTTTTTTTCTGAGATTTAATTGCTGATTTTGAAGTAAAAAGCAAATCATATGTCATAGCATTTTCATTATCGTAACGAATTTTACCTATTTCATAAACAATTAAATCATTGCGTGATATAAGAATTTCATTTGAACCGCCTGGTTTAAGTACACGCAAAGTAATTGTTTCTCCACCTGTAAAGAAAAATTTTTCGTTACCACCAACATAATCGTAAATGGTTACTTTGCCTGTAATTGACGGGCTAAAAATGTCTTCGTAAATTTCAATGCTATTGAACGAATTAGAAAGCGAAATGAGTCTGCCATTCTTAATTCGAATAAAGAATGTTTCAAGCACATAGGTATCTTTAATGTGATCAGGCGTGGTTGATTCTTGCTCAATCTGAAAGCCAAATTGATCACGCGGTACGTTAAATTTTGGAAATGTATATGCCATTATAAGTTGTCAAATAATTCTTGTAGACCAGTCTCAAATTGAATTGCAATACTAAGATCAAATATGTCAATCTTTGCTTTTTCATCATTGAGATATGTTTCATATTCAAAAAAAGACCTTGTAAATTTTCGAGGATCGTCAGTTAAATTGTTCCAATATTCTTCAGCAACTTGATCATCATCACCTGTATACCAATAACCAATTGTGGTTGCGGCACCAATGCTTCCGTATTTTTTCCGAATATAGTTATTGAGTGCTACAGAATTTTTAGGCCAGTCATCGTAAATACTTTCTCTACCATTGATTAACATCAAAAGATAATCGTACTTTGGCGTGCCAAACAAACGATTTGATAAAACCTCTGGGCGCTCACCATCTTTTACAATAAACTGATGCACATCTATTGTAGTCTTAAATTTTTTAATGTAGTCTGAACATTGTGCGGATACGTTTAGATCAACAACTTTTTGAAAATCAAAGTCGTTAATTTGATAAAGAATTTTAGGAAAGAATTGATACATAGTTATGCGATTGTATAACTTGAATTTTTTGCTTCGATTCTTGCATCCGCAAGTGTTCTTGGAATAATCTCGGTCAACTGAATTGTCAATTGAACTTCTGTAACATTACCATCTTCAAAGAATGTAAGTTTTTGACCACCATAATCAACTGCAACAGAATCAATCACGCATGGTTTGCTTTTAAAAATCCTAACTTGTTGTTTTGGTGTTCTAAAAATAATGTCAAACTTTGTAAGATGTGGATAACCGAATGTAAATGTGCTACCAGCACCAATGCCTATGTTATCAATCGTTTCTTTTGCTCCGTCTGATCTAATGTATTCAAATATACCTTTTGTGCTTGGTACAGATGGTGAAGATGCAACTCTGAATGTATGAATAATTTTTTTAATATTGTCTGCTTCTTCTTTTGAACGTGGGCGCATAATTACAGGTATTTGATATTTGCGATGCTGTGGACCTTTGTACAACAGTTGAGAAAATGGATTAATTGCCTGTCTTGCAGTAAATTCAAATTGTGCAACGTTGCTCATGCCACCAGACGCAAGAAAACCTTCTACGTTTTTGATTGCTCTTGCAATAGCAGTTTGAAATGCTTCGCCCGCACTTAGACCGTAAGTGGCCATTAAGTTAACATCGTAGCCTTCTTGGCTCTGTGCTTTAGCATATGCGGCTTTATTTTCATTTGCAATCAAAGCACTGCCGGCACCAAATATGTTATCTGTTTTTGAGTATTCTGAAAATGATGAAATGTTGAACTGATTTGGCATTCTCAAAAAAACTGCTGGTGCTCTTTCTCGGGTAAATATATTACCATATGCGTCAAGAAAGTAGAATTGTAAGAAAGGCACATTGAACGAATCATTCAGAAGAGGATATCGAAAAACACCATTGTTCAAGCCGGCGTTGGTATATCGGTCATGTCCCGCTACGTTGGTGACTGCCCCTCGTAATTGAAATTCTGATTCATCATCAGCAGTTAGCGAAAATGCAGTTCTTGCCATATAAATCCCTATAGATTAACTCTCTTATTTATAATTCAAAAATGGCATACAAAGGTAGATTCAAACCAAAAGTCCCTCAAAAATATAAGGGTGATCCAACAAACATCATTTATCGTAGTCTGCTTGAACGCAGGTTTATGGTTTATTGCGACACAAACTCATCAATTCTTGAATGGAACTCGGAAGAGATTGTTGTGCCTTATAAGTCTCCGATTGACAATCGTTGGCATCGATACTTTGTTGACTTTTGGATACGATATAAAGATCAAAATAATGTTATTCGTACATCATTAATTGAGGTAAAGCCTCACAAACAAACATTAGAACCACCAAAACTTGTTGGCAAACCTACGCGCAGATATCTCAATGAAATAATGACATGGGGTATCAATCAAGCCAAATGGAAAGCGGCAACTGAGTATTGTTTAGATAGAAATTGGGATTTTAAGTTACTTACTGAGAAGCAATTGACATAAATATATGTATTGCAGACCAGTGGGAAATTATGCTTTTATTTAAGGAACTCATCTACCGCGGCGTTTCAGCAGGTATGACACCTGCAAGAACCAAAGTCGCAAGAGAATGGTATCGAGATGCCGCACAGCAAGCGGAAGGTATCGCTTCGCTTACGCCATCTAAAGTGATTCGTTCGTTTGAGCCAAAGCGTAAAGTTGTCGAGATGAAGCCTGGATACATGTATCTATTTAAGTACGATCCAAAGGGTAAACTTGATCTACCATACTACGATACATTTCCACTTATCTTTCCAATTGAGACTTACAACGATGGCTTTCTTGGCATCAATTTTCACTATTTGCCGTATATGCTTCGTGCAAAATTAATGGATGCACTATACTCCATTACTACCGATAAAAAGTATAATGATAAAACAAAAATTCTTGCGACCTATCGTATTCTAAAAAGTGCATCTAAATATAGTGCATTCAAGCCAACTGTGAAACGCTATTTGAACAATCACATTCGTTCACAATTCTTGGAGATAAAAGCGCCTGAGTGGGACATTGCGCTATTTTTACCACTTGAAAGATTTAAAAAGTCAGACAAAGCAAGCATTTGGGCAGATAGCCGCGCAATGATTTAAGGGCAAACAAATATGTTCAGTATCAGTAGTTTTAAGCAAAATATCAATGTTGTAAGACCTAATCAGTTTTTTGCAGAGGTATATTTTCCTGTAGAACTACAAAATGCATTTCAAACCAAAAATAAAACTGTTACAAGTCCGTCAACGGGTCAGGAATACACTGTTGAAGGTAGTGTAAATATTGCAGGAGTAAACTGGTGGAATTCTTTTGATGGGAGGGATATTAATAATACCTTTCGTTTTCGTTGTGAAGCAACTGAATTGCCTGGCAGAACTATTTCTACGTCAGACGATCAGGCATATGGTCCAATGACAAAGTTTGCATATGAAACTTCATATCAAGATGTAAGTTTACAAATCATTTGCTCTGAAGACATGCGCGAAAGAGCGATGTTTGAAATTTGGATGGAAAACATCATTAATCAAACAGATCTGAAGGGCGGAGATCAAAGCCGCGCAGGGCTTGCAAAATACTATGATCAATATGCGTCAGGGCAAGTGAGAATCTATCAAGTAGGCGGTGGCGGTACTGTAAAAAAACCAGGTACTAAACAACTTGCTAGATATACATTGTATAACGCATATCCAATTCAAATGAGTCCAATGAACTTGAGTTGGGAAGAACAGAACACATATCAACGATTCTCTGTGACAATCACATATCGTTATCATGTTGTCGATTTTACGCAAGGTCTTATTAACCTTAGATGATTTTATTAACGAAGGAGAAACATTATGGCTTTACCAAAAATTAAATCGCCGATTTATGAGTTGACTTTACACTCAACCAAAAAGAGTTACAAATACAGACCGTTCTTAGTGAAAGAACAAAAGATTCTTTTAATGGCTCTTGAATCTCAAGACCCTAAAGAAATGCTTCGTGCAATTAAACAGATTATTACAAATTGCTGTATTGATGACATTGAAGTAGATAAACTTCCAATGTTTGATCTAGAGTATTTCTTTGTGCGCTTGCGCGGTAAGTCGATTGGTGAAGAAATTGAATTAAAACTTACTCATCCAACAGGGCAAAACTCTAAGGGTGAAATGTGCGAATTTAGCACTCCATATAAATTGAATATCATGGAAGTTGAAGTAGAAGTAAGCGATAAACACACGAACAAAATTGTTTTAGAAAAAGAATCCGGCATTGGTGTTGTACTCAAGTATCCAACCATATCTATGGCAGATAAGTTGCAAGGCAACGAAAAGAAAAATCAATTTGATGTAATTCAAGGCGTTGTGATTGAAAGTATTGATTACATTTTCGACAATGAAAACACTTATCCACCAGGCGAATCTACCAAGAATGAATTGATAGAATTCATTAATGGGCTTTCGCAAGAACAGTTTGCAAAGATAACTGAATTCTTTAACACCATGCCTAAATTAAGAAAAGTAATTTCATGGACTTGTTCTAGTTGTGGTTGCGATGATAAGGTTGAATTGGAGGGTATGACAAGTTTTTTCGGATAACAATGTCCAATGAAAGTCTTCTGAATTACTACAAGACAAACTTTGCTATGGTACAACACCATAAATATAGTTTGACTGAACTTGAGGAGATGATACCTTTTGAGCGTGACATTTATATAACTTTATTGGGCGAATTCATAAAAGAAGAAAATCAGAGACAAAGAGAACAACAAGCACGATTAAAGTCAAGAAGAAAATAAATGGCAACAAATTTAGTAGGCGATTTAGGTAAAACAATTGCAGGTTCAATCGGCAAATCCCTTTCAAGTTTCGGAACAGGCCTGAAGGAGGCTGCCATTGCGGGCAATCCCGCGGTATTTGGACCAGCATTTGCAAGCCTTACTAAAATGATGAAGGCTGATCAAACTCAGCGGCAGCGTGATAGGGCATTCGAAGAAGAAAAATCTTCAGAGCAACGCAAACTGTTTACCGACATTCTTGGCGAACAGAAAAAAACAAATCAAGCACTATTAGATATTCTAAAGGCTTTACTTGGGCAAAAAGAAGACAATAAGTTTCTTGACTTTCTCAAGAACTTTGGTCTTGTAATTGCTGGCGGGTTTGTAAAAGGTTTTGATAAACTTGTAAAACTTTTTAGAGGGGTTCTTGAATTACTCAAAACAAAGTTTGATGATCTTCTTGCAAGATTTAGAAGTATATTAAAATTTCTTGAAAATGGGCTTGCTCGTCTAGGAAAAATAATTAACTTTATTACAGACATATTCCGTAGTCTTGGCAATGGACTTTTGCGTTTTTTAGATTTTCTTAAAAATCTCAGAGTAAAGTTTCCGGCATTAGACAATCTGTTCAAGTTTTTTGAAGACTTGCCAAGACGTTTTGATAATTTTTTCAAAAATTTGTTTGAAAGATTCAAAAAACTTCCTTTTATTGATGATTTAATTAAATTCTTTTCTAATTTACCAAATCGATTTAGAAATGTATTTAATGATGTTCTGAGTAAACTAAAAAATGCATTTGATGATTTTAAGGCACGATTTAAATTGCCTAGCTTTGATGATATCATTAAAAAATTTGATGATTTTAAGGCACGATTTAAATTGCCTAGCTTTGATGATATCATTAAAAAATTTGATGATTTTAAGGCACGATTTAAATTGCCTAGCTTTGATGATATTCTGCGCTTCTTTTCAGAAACAATTCCTTCTAAATTTAACGATATGATTGGCCGATTTAAGGCCTTGCCTTTTGTTGATGATATTTTGCGCTTCTTTTCAGAAACAATTCCTTCTAAATATAACGATATGATTGGCCGATTTAAGGCCTTGCCTTTTGT